TGAAGGTGCCTATGAGTATTTTACAAAATCTGCATCACACCTAGTGGCCGATGTAGGTGTATCATCTCCACATCCTGGGGAAGTTAATATCTACCCATTGTTATCTGGTGGCGGTATTCCAGGGCAAGAATTACTCAAGACTATTACAGACTATTTGTCTGATAAGAAACGTAGACCATTAACAGATAAGCTAACTGTATTAGCACCTACCACCACGCAATATAACATTGACGCTAAGTATTACATCGAAAATGGCGCCGATGCAACAGTGGTAAAAACTAAGGCTGATAAAGCGGTCAACGATTATGTAATATGGCAAAAGTCTAAATTAGGCCGTGATATAGTGCCTAGTCGATTGGTGCAAATGCTCATGGATGTATCTGGTATTAAACGCGTTGAAGTAACGGCACCTGTATTTACTCCGATTGCAGAACAAAGTGGTGTGGCAGTAGCCAATACAATCGCCGTAGTGTTCGCAGGAAGTGAGGAAGAATGATACGTGATAGTAAGTATACCAGCGCGGAACATCTTCCCTCCTCAATCGACAGAGAACCAATTAAGGCCATTGCTAAAACGTGGGATGATACGCTAGCCGAATTCATGAATACGAATACGCTATTATTATGGTCATCCATTGATACTGAATCAGAGAGTGTAATTGATCACTTAGCGTACCAATTACATGTAGATGATTATGATAGTGGGTTACCAATAGCTAGTAAGCGTGAATTGGTGAAGAACTCAATTGATATCCACCGCCATAAAGGAACGCCGTATGCCGTTGAAAAAGCCGTACAAACAGTATATTCTGATTCGAAAATAGCAGAATGGTTCGAATATGGCGGTAAGCCTTATTATTTCAAGGTTACGCTCATTACGGCGCCATTAACCGGTGAAGCGGATATTACTAAACTTGTACGAGCTATTAATACGGCCAAGAATGTACGGTCCTGGTTAGATGGTATTGAATTCATTCGACGAATTAACTTCAATAAATATTTCGCCGGGTGGTGTGGTGTATCTAAAAAGGTGAATATTAAGTGTGATTTCACGAATGCATGGCGTATTAATTTGAATACCCATGTAACGTCTTACACTGTTGAATCTAAGAAAACAAAGATTAATGTAACGCTAGATAATAGCGTTAGATAGGAGGAATATATGGCAGAATGGTCAAATGCAACCATGACTGATGTCGGTGCCGATTTGCAAGCAAAGGTAAATGCAGGTAAAACGAAACTGACATTTACTAAAATTAAAGTCGGTAGCGGTGTTAATGCAACGAATCCATTGGCATTAACTGATGTACTCTCCTCTAAATGGGAGACGACTAATTTCGTTGTAAAACAAGAAGGTAAAATCGTAAGTGTTGATACGTTCATTACTAATAACGGCATTACGGAAGCTTTCCGTATGTCTGAAATTGGATTATTTGCACAAGATCCTGATAAAGGTGAAGTATTGTATGCGTACCTTACAGACCCTGAACCGGACAGAATGCCGGCAGAAGGTGGTTCAGTAGTTGTATCTCAAGAATTAACCATCGGAATGGTATTTAGTAATACGGGAAAAGTATCACTAACTGTTAATATGGGCGCGTTGGTAACGCATGAGCAGTTAGAAGCGCATAATGCCGATGCAAATGCACATGACAAGCGTTTTAATGCTATTATTCAGCAAGTAAATAACATGATTACGAGCGTGGATAATAGTGATTCATTAGCAAAAGCACCTACATTACAGCTTGTAAAAACTCTATTAAGTAGTCTAAACATCAAAAACGCAACAGATGTAGTAAATGCCTTGGAAAGTGAGAAAGCAACAGGGCTTGGAATCAGATATGATTTTAGCAATGTAAATGCTTGGTATATTTGCCTTGGTAAGCTATTTGGGAATTTAATTATCCAAGGGGGAAAATTTGCCCCCGAAATTGCATCTATAACATTTCCTATTCGTTTTAACGAAGTACTGGCAGTGCTTCCTATGATGTTAGATGAGCCGACTCCATGGAATGAGATGATGATTAGACCAAAGGCAATCACGGCGAGCACGTTTAAAATGGTAAGCGGTAGCAATAACACTAACTATCCTAAATCTCGTAATAATGGTTATTGGATTGCTATTGGTATTTAATCACCAAGGGGGAAATGATAACGATGCACAGGCCTATTACGATATAGGAAGTCAGCAAAGACAAGAGCAGTTTACATTTCCTATATCGTTTAAATCCAAGCCATTATATGTGCATCCATATGCAATTAACAAAGTAGAATTAAGGCATTTATCACGAATTGGGATTAGTGATAGTCAGATTACATCAACTGGATTTGCAGCGGTTATTAGTGAAAATTCTAATGTAATAGAACAAATTAAAATGAGGTATATTGCTTTAGGCGTTTAAATACCAACAACACACCATTCAATGATTGAATCTGCTTTCAACATTGTTTGATAAGAAGAATGTACTTCGTAACGCATATCTGTTCTAGAAATTCTTCTTGTAATAACACTTGCTCCTGAATTCCCCCAAAATATTGATGTATCACTAGCAATAATTCCAAATGTATGGAATACATGATTGTTCGTAAAAGTAATTGGAAATATAACTTTGTTTGTGGTGTTTTCCAAATTATTAGGATCTGATTGCTTTTGCTCGCCAGCTTTTTGTTTTCCCCCTTGGTGAATTATGCAATACCAAATACCATTACTCTTGGAATTGCACTAGAACTAGCATAATATATTTTGGCTTTTTCACCACTCATATCTTCTACGCCGTATGAGAATCTACCACCACCAATATCTTGACATGCTATGTAGAAGCATTTAGATAATTTGATTGGATAAATCCATTCTGGAGCAGATCCATTCCATCTATATGTCCCTTGGCTAAATTCCTAATGCAACATAAAATAAATCACTATTATATGATGCACTAGATGCATCAGCAACGATTGTATAGCCAGTAGTAGTTCTTTTATCTGTGTATGCAACAGATGCACCACCAATTGCAGTTGGCCATTCTAATGTTTGTAATACACCAATACATTCTTTTGCATAAGAAATAGGGAATTGAACATCATATTTTCTACCATCATAAATGGTTAAATTTAATTTTCTTCCCCCTTGGCTAAATAATTCCGATAGTCATAACACGAGGAATAACACCAATAGATGCACCAACAACATGTGCTTTTTCTCCATTCATATCATCTATACTAAACGCTTTACGTCCAATGCCTTGGTCTACACAACTAAATCCCAAGCATTTAGACATTTTTAGGGGATAGATCCAATACTCTGTGTTACACTCATATCTCCCTTGGTTAATTACCAATAGCAATCCAACTAATGCCAGTTACACTATTTTGTGCAGTCATATAAGTGAATTTTATATTTGTTATGGATTTAATTGCACTAGTTTCCCATCCATCTTGGTCCAATGTATCGGCAATATTAATAACATTAACAGATGGTAGGTTATTAAATGCAATAGGGTATACAGTATCATTATTGTAAATATTACGCCCTACAGTAATTGATACACTTCCCCCTTGGTCATTTAAGCATTTCAATGGCTTTGCGTAATTGCCTAAGTGATTTATGGGTATAGACCCCATCAGTAACATTAGATGAAGCATGGCCTAGCAATAGTCGCTTAGCATTGTAGTTAGCACCTACATCATCTAATCTAGTAGCAAATGAATGACGGCAATCATGGGGCGTGTGTTTAGCATTGATGGATTTCATGGCTAATTTAAAGGTATGAGACAGGGAAACATAATTCCGTTCCTTTATGATCCATTTATCAGATAAGCGAGATTCAATAAATGGCCATATACGATGATGAATAGGAATGATGCGGATGCCTGCTTTAGTTTTGCTAGAAGTTACTTTCAAATATCGTTGTTTGCGGTTGATGTCAGTGCTTTTAAGATTAATTAATTCACTAGCACGCATTCCAGTATATAAGAGTATCAAAGGCAATTCTGCATTGATACTCCATAAGCGGTTAATTTGATTGGTAGTAAATACCTTGCGTGGGCGTTTAGGGATATTGTGGCCAATGTTCAAATATTGACTATATGATTTTGAACACCAGTCATTAATAATTGCAAATGAATATAGTTGATTTAACAAAGAGCGAACTTTCTTACATGAGGAATAAGAGAGTCCGCTCTTTAGCATATCCGATATGATATTTTGCAACTCCATATATGTGATTTCGTTAATTGGGCGGTGAGATATAGATGATACATGATGATAAGCACATTCATATCCTTTCATGGTATGTGGTGAGACATCTAATGAATGTAACTCTAACCATGATTGATATACATCATCTAGTGTATGCACATGGCATAATGCCTCCTTAGCATCATTATAAGAAGAATAATAACCTACAACTTTATATGCTACATAGGGGCGTTCATGAGCCCCTTTTAATTTCTCAATTAATTTCATAGTAACCTCCAAGAAAGGACAACAATATGTATGTATTTGTATTAGACGAAAAGGGCATCCGCCAAACATCTTATGTAGTTGGTATTCATGCTGATACATTAGAAGAAACAGAACAATTAGCAAAACAAACATATCCAACTGCTGTTATCGTAACAGGTGATAGTGAAATGCAGGAACAATTTACAAATGGTAAAGCCTATGTAAATGGTGAGTTTGTTGATATTCCAGTAACGGAATATGAACCGACAAAAGCGGAACGTATTGCACAAATTCGCAAATACTATGACGAACGATTTGCAACGTTAGACCAAGCGTTACTACGTAGACGGTTAGCTAATGTGCCATATGATGATTTACAAGCACAATTTAAAAAACTCAATGCCGAAATGGTGGCTAAGATTAAGGAGGTCAAATAATGGATAACTACGAAATCAAATCTGATGTACCAGTGATGCACTTTTGTGAATACTGTTGGGCAACTTTGAATGAGGACGGCACGTGTCCGACAGAAGGATGTGTGCACAATGATTTAATGGCTTTAGATAAAGAAGAACCATAAGGGCGTGGGGGGAGTGAATGGATATTCTTAATGATATTTTAATCATGCTCATAAGTGGGGTATCACATGAACATTTAGTTAGTATGGGAGTAGTGATTATTTTAACCACTACATTGTTATTTGTGGACACTATACAACGAATTGCTGCAGAAGTGTTGCGATATAACAAGGATAATCACAGGCCTAATAATCCTATTACGCTACTAACAACGTTAACCTGGTACGGCTGGGGAAAAGGTAAGTATATTGATAAAACAACCGGGGAACGGCGTAGATATTTAATGAGTGAGCGCCTAAGAGGTGATCTGTTAAAGAAACTATGCATACAATATCCGGCATGGATGATACTATCCATTGTATTTATTTCATTACCTGATATTCCTATTCCAAATACAGACCTATTCCTAGACCATATTTTTTCGTATGCGTTTATGTTGATACCATTTTTTGCCGAATGCTGGTCAATCATTGAAAACCTACGTGAAATGGTAGAAGATGACCTAATCGACATCGGCAAGATATTTCAATATACGATTGAAATTATAAAGGCATGGAGGGGCAATGGATAAGTCAGCTATCATTAACTCAATCAAAAAATCATATCAATCTGTGAGGGTGGCTAACTTCCACCCTACAGGTGTTCTTGCTACAAGGGTACTAGTACTAACCATGCTAGTACCTATTTTGCTAGTGGTGGTTGAGTACATTATGGTGTTCATTCAAGGGTATGTTTCTGATGATATGAACAAACTGATTAATGTAGGGATAAATATCATAGATCATATATTTATTCCGTCAGTATTAACTGCATTAGTTGGTTTCCTTGCATTATGGATTGATAAGGATGGAAACGGAATACCTGACAAATTAGAAGAACAACCTAAATTACCACCATTACCAAACATGCCAGAAAGGAGTGATAAGAATGAAAAAAGGATTTGATATTTCAGCATGGCAAGAGAACGAAAACGGAACACCTTACTATGATGATTCACACATGCAGCAAGCAAAAGAAGAAGGCAATGAATTTGTAATCATAAAATTAGGTGAAAACTATAACGTTGATGAATTCTTTGAACAACACATCACTGCAGCATTAAGTGCAGGCCTTGAAGTGGGCGTCTATTATTTTAGTCATGCATACGACGAGGCCACCGCAGTACAAGAGGCGGAATGGGTAATTAACACGCTCAACAGTTATGGGTATACGGATTACCATTTGCAAGCTGGTATTTGGTATGACTACGAGGAACATCGCCAATTACGTAATATGATTAATGCTGGTGCTTTAACTAGCCAAGGGATGACGAATTGCATTAGTCGGTTTGTGAATACATTATGGAGTGCAGGATTTCAAAATGTAGGTGTATATAGTGGTTATTCCTTATTGTGGGATGAAACATATGCATATAGTCAAATGCCAAGCGTTCCTGTATGGTGTGCACAATATGATTCACAATGTGATTATCCAAATATCAGAATATGGCAATATAGCGATTGTGGAATGGTAGCTGACAAAGAAGTAGATGTCAACTACATGTATGACTAGGGGGAAGTATGAATGATAAAATCAAAAACTTTATTCACGCTCATTACATCTCTGTTCCTATTTGTATTGTCCTTTGTATCATTGCCTGTATATGGTTCTACGCCAGCCGAACCAGTAACATTGACACCACAGGAATACGCAACGCTCAAAACGAACTTCGACACGCTAGAGAGTACAATCAACAATCAATTGAATACAATCAACGAGTTAGAGATGCAGTTGAAAATAGCCAAACTCTCAACGAGCGAACAGAAGAACGAATTGATAGAAGCATTGAACTTAATTCAAAAACAGAAAACGCAATTGACAGAGGCACGGAACTTACTGCAAAAGCAAGAGCAGATGCTGAACGAGCAAAAACTATCATTGGCCAAAGCCGAGATATACTTAGAACAGCAGAAGAACGAAATCAAAAAAGCGAAAGCACAACAACGAAATAGTAAATTATTAAATATCTTATTAGGTGGTACTGTAATTTATTTAGTTGCAAAAAATTGAGGTGATCCATATATCTCCATAGCGTGTAATGGTGGATACACGCAACTATCAACTATTAGTTGTCAGTTAAGTAGTAAAGCAATTGTTTATAACTGAATAGCATTAAAGGACTATCAGCTTAGAATAAATCTAGGTTGATAGTCCTTTTTTGTTTGTAAATGATATAATATAGGCAACTAGTATTTTAAAAATCATAGGGGGAGCATATGGATACTATATTAAATGACTACATCCAAGACTATTTACATTCAGACAAATTCATAGAAATGTTAGAGTATTTTGTTGCAAAATATAATGAGAATGCAGATAGTATCAGAAAAAGCGGATTACATAAGAGTGCAGAATTTTTGGATGATGCTAAAGATAAATTATTAACGATTTTAGATAAAATAAAAGCTGGTGAAATGTTGGATAAATCTGATGCGGACATTATATTAAACAACATACATTTATCCGTCCCTAAAAAGAAATGATAGCATATAATACAAAAGCCTACTAACCTAGATTAAATCTATGTTGGTAGGCTTTTTTTGTTGTTAAAATTAAAAGAAAATGCTTGCTTTTGTACTCGATATAGGGTATAATAATATTGTAAGGAGGTGATACAAGTGGACATAATAGAAAAGCTAACAAGTTTAGCAAATGCGCTAACGCCACTGCTACTGGCACTAGCAATACTAAAACTTGTTAGCAAAGAGTAAAAAGCAGGCGGGTGAAAGCCCCGCCACCTTCTTAACATCATTGTAAATCAACGAGGTGAATTATGCAATATTTAGAATGGTTGATTAATATAGCAACTATTATTGTTTTGATATTAGTAATTAAACGTTTAGTTAGAGGGTGATGTAATTGAAATTTGAGTTAGATGATGTAATGACAACACAAGAGGCTGCAGAACGGTGGAATGTTACTGCGGACTCATTGAAACAGAATTGTAGAGGCCGTGTAAAGAATGGTTTTAAAGAAGGCGAGTTTAAGAAGTCGGGGAAAATGTGGCTTGTAACCCGCCAAGGAATGGAACGATTATATGGGGAGGAACCTAAAATGTTAAAAGTCTACAGTACAGCAACGCAAAAACCTTGGTTTATGGGAACTGCTGAATCATATAAAGAAGCATGGAACATGATATATGAAAGGGAGATGCGCCAATCTCCATGCATCGGTAAGTGGGATAAGGACGCATGGGACAATGGCGATATGGAAGAAGAATTTCCTGATTTCAAATGGCCAGAAGGCGTTGATTACGTTTGGACGGCTGACTGGATTGCGGACGTCGTTCCGGATCCGAAGGAGTACAACGAAGAAGGTGTAAGAGGTCTCATTGATGATTTACTATTATCCTATGAGATTATCGAAGAATAGTAGGTGGTATCATATGAGTTACAGCCAACTAGCACAACAGTTAGTTAAAAATAGAATTTATAAAATAAACTTTGATTATAGTGCATTTCATACAAAAGGATATATCAGAGTGCATGAAGAATTATCAAATATTGTAGAACGATTTTCAG